GCGAATATGACGACCAGTACGAACTATATACAGACGCAGACATATTGGACGAAATATCAGAGTGTTACGAAAAAGTTAAGATGGATGAGCCGCTATGACCGAGCTAGAGTTACAGACGCAAGTGGCAGATTATATCCGGTTAAAATACCCTTCTGCCCTATTCCACTCAGACTTCGGCAGCGGGATTAAGCTAACCATGGGCCAGGCTATCCGGCAGAAAAGACTTAACGGCGGCCGTAGATCGTGGCCGGATATGTTTATAGCAGAGCCGAAAGCGAAAACGGTAGATAGGTCAACCAACACACAGAGATTCTATTCTGGTCTATTTATCGAGCTTAAGAAGGCCGGTACGCGCATATATCGCAAGGACGGGCGCCTAGTTTCGGACGCGCATATACGCGAGCAATTCGATATGCTAGAGCAGCTACGCCAGCGCGGATATATGGCCGAGTTCGCGTGCGGATTCGACGAAGCCAAAAACATTATTGACGAGTATTTAGGATGATAGAACTATATAACGCAGACTGTTACGAGAAGATTAAAGATATACCGGATAATAGCGTAGACCTGGTAATTATGGACCCCCCATACTTAATAAATGGCGGTAAAAGTGGTGGCTGCTTCGGACGCGAAAAAAGAGCTTATCACTCCGGCATATACGATACCGGCCTGGACGTAGGCCTGGATATGGCAATTATGCCGGAGCTTATGCGCGTTATGCGTAAAACTAATATATATATCTGGTGCAATAAGAACCAGCTAAGACAGTATATAAACTACTTCGAGGAGCATAAGTGCGCTACGGAGCTTTTAACCTGGCATAAGACTAACCCGGTGCCGACTTGCAGCAATAAGTACCTAAGCGATACGGAGTACCTATTATACTTCCGTGAGCATGGGGTACCTATTTTTGGATCATACGATACCAAGCGCAAGTGGTACGTAACGCCAACCAATACGGCTGACAAAAAGTTATACCACCATCCGACAATTAAGCCTCTAAATATCATAAAAAACCTAATAACTAATTCTAGCCTCCAGGGGGGGGGTTATACTCGACTGTTTTATGGGGAGCGGCACTACCGGCGTAGCCGCTAAGCAGTTAGACCGCAGCTTTATAGGTATAGAGATAGATAAAGAGTACTACGAGATAGCGAAGAAAAGGATAGAGGATGCCTAAAGAAGAAAATATAGAGCTAGTTATACCGGAACAATTTAAGGAGCTATTCCAGCCGAGCCAACAATGGCGCCATCTTATATATAAAGGCGGCCGTAGTAGCGGCAAGTCGTACCAGGTGGCGCTATCAAGGCTTATTCTAGGCTCAAATAAGAAGCTTAGAGGCCTATGTACGCGCGAGTTCCAAAACTCTATGGACGATTCCGTAAAAGCGCTCCTGGCGGACCTGGTGGCTAAATACAAGCTAACCGACTGGCAAGTGCTGGATAAAGAGTTACGCAACCTCCGGACCGGCTCAGAGATTCATTTTAAGGGCCTGCATAATAACTCCCAGACGATTAAGTCGTATGAGGGCGTAGACTGGTGCTGGGTAGAAGAGGCCCAGAGTGTTAGCGCCGAGAGTATAAATACCCTTATCCCGACGATTCGTAAAGAAGGTAGCCAGATAATCTGGACGTATAACCCTTTAACTGAGCATGACCCGGTTAAAGAGCTTGTAGAGGATAGGTATAAAGACCGCGGCAACGCTTATATACTACATATCAACTCCGACGCCGTAGAAGAGTTACTAAGCCCCGAGATTATAGAAGAGCGCGAAGCTATGCGAGTAGACAATCCCGAGATGTTTGCGCACGTATGGCTAGGCGAGCCGTTAACCAGCCGTACCGGTACGGTGTTCGGCCAACAGCTAGCCAGAGCCGAGCAAGACGGCCGTATAGGCAAGGTGCCTTACGACGCAGCCGCCGGCGTTTATGCGGTGTTCGACTTAGGTATGAGCGATAGTACCGCTATCTGGTGGTATCAGATAATCGGCCGCGAAATACACATGATAGACTACTACGAAAACTCCGGCGAAGAGTTAGGCCACTATATCTCTATGCTACATAGCAAGGGGTATAACTATACCACTATTTACCTGCCCCACGATGCCAAGCAGCGCGAGCTTCAGACTGGCAAAACGCGCGTAGAGTTCTTCGAGCAAAACGGATTCCACAATATAGAAGTACTCCGGCCGACTAACTTTAACCTAGGCGAAGATGATATTAACCTTATCGCGCGCCCAACCTTTAGCCGTGTATGGATAGATCGCGACAAGTGCCAGCGCGGCCTAGAGTGCTTAAGAGCCTACCACTACGAGTACGACGAGAAGAACAAGCTACTTAAGACTAAGCCAGAACATGACTGGTCGAGCCACGCAAGCTCAGCCTTCATTTATGCCATGATGGCCGCTACGGAGTCCAGCGAGGCTCAACAGATAAAAGTAAAGTTCAAGACCTACACGCCTAAAGCCTTTAGAAAGCAAGAAAAAGAGTATTTCTAACCTCGCTAGTGTATGTGGTATAATAGTAGTAATGGCGATGCGTCGATATACTCGATGGCAACTAAAACTGCTAAGACAGACGACGCAAAAGAAAACAATACTACTTTAGGCAAGTACCTAAAGAAGTTCAACGACTCATGGACTTATGCCCAGCAAAACTACCACCAAGTGTGGGAGGATAACTGGAAGCTATATCGTAATATCCGTATTAAGAAGAACCATCCCGGCACTATCGAGGCATTCGTGCCGATGGTAAATAGCACGGTAAATACTATCGTAGCTAGCCTTTTTAACTCCAACCCAACAGTAAAATATATCCCTAACCGCGCCGACCAAGACGACGAGACCGAGATTCTTAACGATGTATACCAAGACTTCGCACGTCGCGACGGATGGGCGCTTAAGAACAAGATAAACGGGCGCCAGGGCGTTATAACTGGTAACTACTTCGCGTATTATGAGTGGCAGCCGGACGATAACGGCGGATTCGTGCATAAAGAGATTGTACCTATCCGCGACGCTATAATTGACCCGAACGCGCACAACTTGGGGGACGCAGAGTACGTAGGGCGCCGCTTCTTCGCCTCTAAGAAGTCCCTAGAAGAGGCCACTATATACAATCCAGAGACCGGCAAGGTAGAAAAACGCTATAAGGACCTTACCGACGTAGAAGAAGGCCGAGGCGTAGGCGGCGTCGATACAGAGAGCGACAAGGCCAAAAAGGATGAGGCCCTAGGCAGCGTATCCCCGGACCGCCAGAGCCAGATAGAAGTAATCGAGATATGGACACATAAAGAGGTGGTCGTAATCGCTAACCGTAAACAGGTAATCGAAGAGCGCGAAAACCCTTATTATACGCTATCTAAGAGCCGCTACGAGCAGCGCAAGCTAGAGCATGAGCTACTACGCGCCCAGACGCTACAAGATACGCTAGGTATGGAGGATATAGGGCCGTTCGACGAAGAGTTTAACGAGCATAACGCCGGACTTATTCCCTTCGCGCATGGCTGCGAATATCCGGACGTATCGCTAGTTTATGGCAGTTCAGACGTAGATATTATAGCCGACGAGCAAGAGCTACTAAACACCCTAACAGAGCTTAATATCGAGGCCGTACTATACCAGCTATTCCCAGAACGCCGTATCGACCCTAAGTTCGCAGGCAAAATTGACGACCTCGACCCGGCGCCAGGCAAAGTCTACCCACTCCCTATGGGCGCTATGGACTGGCAGAACCCACCGACAATCCCAACTAACGCCTTCGCAGAGCGTAACAACCTTAAGGGCGAGATTCGCGAAGCCGCCAGCGTATCAGAGATTAGCAAGGGCATAACCTCAACAGATAGCACTACGGCTACCGAAATTAAGGCTATGCTAGGCCAGGCAGATATTCGCATCCGCGAGAAGGCCGACAACCTCGCGCAGGGATTCTTCATGCAAGAAGCCACTATCGTATTTAAGCTCCTACAACTATACGCTGACGACGACTATATGGTACGCAAAGTTGGCGAAGATGGCGTCAACTTCGAGCAAGTCGATATGGCACGCTTTAGGGGCGAGTACACGCCAATGGTAACCCTAGATGTACAGGCGCAGCTCGAAAAGTCCGAGAAACAAGAGGCCTACACTAACGCGTTCCAGATGATTATAGCCGACCCGACCAATAACCTTATGGCCGCTAAAGAGATTATGTATCCAAAAATGATGCCGGACCTAACCCAAGAAGAGATAGAGCGTATTATTACGCAAGAACCGCAGCCGGCGCCAGAGATGGCCCCAGAGGAGCCTATCAGCCCAGAGATGCAAGACTTAGCCAACCAAGATATGATCGCACAAGACCAAGCACTAATGACGCAAGAGGAGCAGCCTATTTATGGATAATGCCTTAACCAAAGCCGAGCTAAAGACCATGTATAACTTTATGCGTACGGACCTAGGCCAGAAGATACTAGCCAACGTCGCGGAGTCGAAGCAAGGATACCTAGACGCGGCAGTAGCAGGCTATCCACGAGGCAAAGAATATACCCACGATTGCGTAGTAGCGGCAGCAGCAGTAGAAACGATATACCAATTCCTAAAACCACCAGAAGAGGCTAAAGAAGCCCCAGAAGAATAGCAGCTTTAACCGGACCACGCACCTTAACAACCAGGCCATAATAAACCAACACTTCGGCACTACATAGTAAGTTACAACACTTAAAAATCCAGCAACGGGCTGGCGCATCGCCAAAATGCAGGTAGTGCCGAGCTGTTGGGAGCGGAAGCCCCCAAGCACAAAACATCTAACATTTAGGAGAGTTCATGGACGAACAAACTGGAACCGACGACTCTTTATTTGATGCCTCGGACGTTGAAGCGGTAGCTAACGATTCTACGACCGAACAAGCGGATAATACGGACGGCTCGGCAGTAGAGGTAACCAATGAGCGAACGGATAGCCAAGAAGAGGCTATCGAGCAGCCGGCCGTTACCGAAACGCAAACTGGCGATGCGATAGACGACTTTTTAGCGAAAAAAGGTATAGATAGAAACGACCCGGACGCGCTCCGCAAAGTCGCAGATATGTACCGAAACTCCGAAAAAGGCTTTTATAGCAAGTCGCAAGAGGCCGCACAACTTCAACGCCAACTAGCGCAGCAAAGAGTGCCAAGCCCTAACCTAACCGCAGACCAACAGGCAATTAGCGAAGTACGCTCTATGCGTATCGAGATGGACACTAAAGAGTGGAAGAGTAAGCACAACTTATCCGCCGAAGATGAGCAAAAGATGGTAGAGTACGTAACTCAACCCCTCACAGATAGGCGCGGCAACATCGTTTACGACCCCGTAACTGGTATGCCATTGACGAAGGGCCTATTGGTAAATAATGGCGCTATGTCGCTAGACGACGTATACCGACTAGCAGGCTGCGGCGTGCAAAAAGTAGACAACCTAAAAGAAAACCTCCGCAAAGAGGTAGAAAAAGAGATGGCAGCCCGCCAAGCGGCAAAGAGACCGAGCGCAAAGGCTACGGATTCTACGCAATTTGGCAAAGCCCAAGAGGACGACCCGTTCTTATCTGGCCTCTTAGGCTAACTGATTAGCTTAAAACTTTTAGGAGTATATAAAAATGGCCGTTAATTTAGCCACTAAATATTCGGGTAAACTCGACCAGCTCTTCACGGCTGGCTCATATACTGACCGTTACGTCAACAAAAAATACGACTTTACCGGTGCTAAGACCGTCGAAGTCTATACCGTAACAACTGTTGCCCCATCT